ACTTGCGGAAAATTCATCCAATAAAAAATTCCCCATGTCATGCACTAAAGGAACATGACATGAAGAACTAACCGAATCTATTTATCTTATACATATATTATACAACAAACAAACATAGATGTCAATACTTTTTTGAAAAAATTTTAGTAAATGTTGTGTTTTGTCATATTGTAAAAGGAATGAAGAATGTGATGAAGGTTCTATTAATTTCTTATTTTGTCACCTAACGGTTCAAATTTTATAATAGTATGAATTTCTGCACAAGGTTTTGTAGTTGTGACTACATAATTATTTATATCTAAATTTTCTGTAATTACATTATCTTTAAGTGAAGAATTAGTCCATACTACTTCTCTTGTAAGTTCTGGTTCAGATAACATAGCAAAAGTATTATAGTTATATTGAATTCTTTCTGATTTCCAGCATTGAGTATCTGTGTCGCTTCCAATTAAAATATTATAAATAGTTAAAATATGACTTTCATTTTGTTGGAAGTTGAAAATAGGTGTTGCAACATCTGTTGATAATTCTGTTATATTTCCTGTTCCTGAATTTCTTACAATATTAAATGGAATATGCAATTTCCAATTATTATTAGAAAAATCAATAAGTCTTACACTTGAATTTCCACTTGCATTTGCAACTGTTGTAATAAAATCATTTTTATTATTTGAATTTCTAATTTTTGAACGTAGATTTCCAGTACTATCATCATCAGTCCAATAATAAAATGATTTTAAAGGTTTTGAATTAATTGATTTATAATCATCATTTTCAAATAGTTTAGTAAAGTCAAAAAATGCGTTTGTTTCAGTTAATATTAAACCATTTGAATTTTTACCTATATATGAAGATTGTTCTATTTCACAGTTTGAAAGAACAATATCATGACAATTTGTATTATTAAATAATGTTATATATTGTTCAAACGAGCAATTTTGAAATAACATATTTTTTGTTTTGTCCATTATAAATTTATATTGTGGGTAATTTTCGCTGTTAACTGTTGGTGAATGAAAATAGCAATTAACAAACGCATTAGCATTTGACATATCGTAGGCATCATATATAAATTTACCATCACTTATAAAATCAACATTATTTGTAATAGAATTAAAAATATTTTCACAATTATATATTATGTTAAAATATTCTATTCTACAATTTATTAAATCAAAACTAACTCCCCAATTATTTTGACCTTCTGTAGCATTTATAAAATTATTTTCATTTGTTCCTTTTATAGTTCCATTTATTATCGTTGGTTTATTATTATAATGAGTAGTTATATTAAATAAATAATTAGTTCCGTCAAAATTTAAAATTGAATTATTTAAATTTAAAGTAATTTTTCTATTTATATTTATTGTATTTGATACTTTATAATTTCCTTTATTGAAATTTATTTTTTGAATTTTTGTATTATTAGAAATTATGTTATTAATTGTTTGAGAAATATCTTCTGAATTATCATTTTTTAAACCAATTTGTAATGTATTTATTTCATTATTATATATTAATTCAGCAATTAATGTCTTATCATTTAAACTTATTATAAATTTATTGTCAACGATATCATCATTTGTTATAGTTCTAATTTTATATTTTGCACCGCCTCCGTCATTTAAAGTATAAAATCCGAATGTTTGTGTAAAACTTCCATTAATTAAATTTGTTGCGTTTTGCATATCATTTACTGTATTAAATGCTAAAACGCCGTTTATTTGTAAATAATCTGTAATAATTTTTTGAAGTGTTCCGTTTTCTACCATTTGGTCAAGTTTATTATTTATTTCTGTTTGCACGTCTAAATTTTCAAAATAATTATCAACATAATTTTTTAATTGAACATATAAATTTTGTAATTCTTGAACGGCCATACCGTTATTATTTACAGTTGGAATTACTGTATTTTGTAAAAAGTCACAAAACCACCATAACTGTTCTTCATAAGTTAAACTTTCTTTATATGAAGAAGGTATCATTCCAATAGTATAACAAAACTTTGGAAAAGGTTTTAAATTTTCAACATTTATCATTTTAAAAAATCTCCTTTCTAATATATGCCCATAAAAAGGCAATTTAATTCGTTTATAATTTCTTCATCAATTGCAACTATTATTTCTCTATATTCTTTTACTAAACGTTGATTTGTAATAATTACGCCGTTGTCCCCTTCTTCATGTCTAGTAAAGGTTTCTATAGTGTTTGAAGTTCCTTGATTTTCTGTAGTCGTATTATCTTCAATTTCGCTTTCAGTTTCAGAAGCATTAGTTTGTGAAGCATAAGAGCCACCAAGAATTGCTTGTTTTGAAATTTGCCCTTGAGGTGTATCTGAATTTACATTTAAACCCGAAGCATTATTTTGTGAAGTAGAATTTGACGTTCCTTGATTTTGAGTTTGGCCTGCAATTTCCCTTGTATAAGTTTCTGTAAAATCAACGTTAGATAAAGGGTCATATTCTAGGAAGTTTGAATAAATTTTTGGAAGGTAACGTTCCATTATTTTTTTCATTTCTATTTTTGCATAATGTTTAAATAATGCAGGAGTTTCAAAACCAATTTCACGCATATAGTAATTATCAACTATTTTTTCTGCAAGTCGGTCTTTTGACCAAACGTTAAATTTTGTAATTTGTTCAATTTGTGTAGGAGTCAAATAATGTGATAAATCATAGTCTTTAAACCAGTTTTCTACTTCTTCACGTCCAAAGTATTCTATTACTTTTCGAAGCTCCATAGTATAAGAAGCCATTATTCTTCAACCCCTTCCGTATCTGTATTTATATCTATATTTTCAATATTTTCTTGCTCTTTAAAATCCTGAACAATACTTTGAGCATTTTTAACAATATTGTGTAAATCTGAACGAACACGAACTGAAATTTCTTTATCTGTGCCAGTAAATCCAAATTTTTCATTAAATTGATGGCAAGCTTCTTGTCTAGGTGCTAAATAGCTTTGTAAATTTAAGTTTATAAGTTCATTATTTGAATTTGCCTCATCAGTAATTAAACGTTCTTTCTTATCTACCATTATATTATTTATTCCTAGAAACGTCAATGCTTCATTCCAAATTTCCTTTTTGTAATCGATAATTTTATCTGCAATAAATGGTGCTTGAGTATTAATTGCTTTTATAACATTTTCACCCAAAGAATTTTTATCTCCAAAAATTACTGGTTTATTTCCGTCATATTGAGAATAAATATTTTCCATAGTTAAACGTTGTTTTTCGTCCATTAAAAGTAAAACAGGAGTTTTTTGAGCTTTTATATTTACCATTGCTGTTTGTTCTGCTTCATAAAGACGAAGTGCGAAAAGTTCCATTGAACCGAGCTGTTGGCATTCTGTCCCAGTTATTTTGAACTAAAATACATTCATAATATTGCCATTGTTCCTTTTGTGCGTCTGATAGACTTTCATTTAAACCAGTGTATAATTTTCTGTCGCTTTGGTAACCAAAAGAATGACAATTTAAAGAAGTTGGAAGTCCATATATATTTACATAACCATTTGAATTGCATTGTGTATTAATAAATCCGTAGTTTTTATCTTTTAAAATTGAAGCCATTCCAAAATAATATAAACATTTTTCTAAATACATTGCATTCATTGATTTTGGTAAATTTACCCATTCAAAAATTGAAAGAGCAACTTTTTTAAATCTATCTAAATAATCAAAATATGTTTCATTATTTACAAGGGCATTGTCTACAAATTGATAATTGTTACGCATAAATTTTGTTTTTCGTTTTGCCATTGTTTATTTTCTCCTTTCTAGTTATTACTTTGTGAATAATCTAAAAATGTATTTGGATTATGCCAAAAAGTAACACCACTATTAAATATATCTTTTAATTTTTGCATATCTTCTTGAGGAATATCACCTAAAATGTTCGCGTCAATAGTTTTTACATAATTCCAATTTGTACGTCCGGTAATATTTGGAATTTTAACTTCATTTACTTTATAACCATACATTGAAAAGAAGTCATCGATTATTTTTGCATATTCTTGTTTAATAGACATTTTATAAAATGAAAAGCCGTTTCTTCCGTGAACATGTGTTAATATCTCCACCATTTGTATTTCCTTTTGCTGTGTAAGGTGATAGACTATGAGCATAAACTTCAGAAAGTTTATTTTTAATCCCAATTGAACCGTCCTAAAGCCTTCATTCCCATTCCTGAAACGTTATTTGCAATTTTTTCTCCGTAAATTAAGGTCAGCATTTCCTGCCGAAGTTCCCAAAACTTCTTTTGAAATTCCAACTGATAAATTTACACCATTTTGTGTAAGCCAATTTGTATATAAATCTTCAGACCATGAAAGAGTTGGAAATTTTCCGCAAATTATGCCTTCATCTTCATTTTGAATAGAATTATTTCCATAATTTATTGGAATGCATTTTATAGAACCTCCGAGGGACAGGCACACCTTTAATTAAAAAATAAATTTGTCCTTCTGTGTCATGAAAATCTTCATAGCGAAGTGAATTTGTGCTTCCATTGTTATTTGAAACATTCATAAAACAATACGGAAATGTAAGTAGTTTTCCGATTTTTAGGGGTATATCCATTAATTGTAGAAGGTTTATCGAATGTCTTTGTAATAGTATTTGGTAAAGCTTGACCAGAATATTTTGTGTCTTGTGAGGTATTTGTAATCATTGAAGAAGGTATAACATAAGCTCCAAAAATTGCATTTTCATATTTAGATAAAGCTTGAATTGTATTTATAAATACAGTAATATTTGGACATACATAAGCACCACCTGCTAAATATATTCCTCCATAATTTGTTGCAAGTAAATCTTCTCCTGTTGTTGATTTTACAGTTTGAATAATATAAACTAAATCGTTTAAAGAAGTGTCATGTTCTACACTATCTATTATATATTCTCCAGTCTCTAAACCTTCAGGGACTGTATGAAGTCCTACTGTGTCATTAGATACATGTTCGCGTTCAACAAACATTTTCTTATAAATTATGTCAAATTGCCATGTTTGAAAAACATCAGTTTCAATAGAAATTAAAGTTAAATTATCGTTTACATATTCCATTTTTGTAATAAATGCGTAAAACCATTTATTAGTATAAGCTTCATTTTGATACATGACGTAGTTATAATCTAAAATATTGTCAATATGTGCAGGAAAACGAATAACGTTATCTTTTCTTTGATATGTGCAATTATCTTCTTCAATATAAGGTAAACTTAAAAAATATGTTTTTTGAGCATTTTCTGAAGAAAATGTTAATTGATTTTTATTATCTATTTCAAAAGGTGTTTTTAATAATCTAATATTAGTTTGTGGTGTAACTGCCATAAGTTTTATTTCCTTTCTTAAAAATTAAAGGGAAGGAAAGTATATTTTGTTTCCTTCCCTTTTGAGGGTGTATATGAAATTATAACAAATACATTTTAAGCTGAAGCTTCAGTAACTGTTACTGTAATAGTAGATGTTACGTTTCCACATGTAGCTGTTATTACAGAAGTTCCTGCAGCAACACCTGTTACAACTGCTACTTTATTATTTCCTTCTTTTGAAGCAACTGTTGCTTTGCTTTCTGTTCCTGAAGTATAAGTTATTGTTTTATTTGCTTGAGCAGGGTCAGTTATTACAGGAAGTTCTAAAGTTTTTCCTTTTTCAACTGTGGCTGTAAGGCCAGCACTAAATCTTAATGAAGTTGGAGCAACTTCAGGTTCTGTTGTTACTATTAATTTTGCATTAGCAAAAACGCTATAGTTATACATTTTTACCATGTTCAAATATAATTGCCAAGTTCTATTATTTGCGTTGTAGAATTCGTCCATTGCCATATCTTGTTCTTTTATTCTAAACCAAGATTTATCTGCAATTAAAGCAAGAATTGCACTTGAGTCAAAAGTTTTATTTCCTTCTTCATCGTATTTGTCAAAGTTATCAACTGCTATTACTTTATTTGCCATAAAGTTAGTTTTGTCCATATTAAATGCAGCAGATAAAACTTCAACGTCTATTTCCGTCAAAACGTCATTTCTAATTAATAAAACTATATCTTCAGGATTTGACCATGTAACTACTGCTTTTCCATAGCCACCAACTTTTGACCATGCGTTATTATTTGAATTTGGTTCTTGAAAATCTAAATATGCATTTCTTAAAGCTTTTACAAAAGCTTTTCTTGTACTTTCATTTGTCAAAGCTGAAACTGTTTGCATTTGAACAGAATTTGTTCTGTAAGCATTTCCTACTAGATTTTTTGTAAATCTATATTCATCAATATAAGCTCCGTTGTATAATGAATTAGAAATTCCTGATATAAAGTCGTTTAAATTTCCCCATGAAGTAAATGCACTTCTTAATTTTTCCCTTGTAATTGTTACAGGGTATTGAATATCAGTATTTACATCGGGGTATTGAACTTTTATGTCAGCTTCATATTTTGCAAGTAGGCCTGCAAAATCATCTACATTAAACCTTCTTCCTTTTGCAGGGTTAATATAGATTTCTTGACCTATTGCACCTAGAGGCATTCTGTCTCCTTCTAACATTTTTAATTTGTTTCTAAATGTTTTATTTTCAATTTGGGTGTAAACAATTCTTTTTATAAGTCTTGACATAAATTCGTTTGCTATAGTTTGGTCTGCAACTATTGAAGCAGAAAATGTTCCAATATCTGTATCAGGTAGAATTTCAGGAACATATCTTGCATATAAAGTATTATCTTGAATACTTGTTTCTCTTATAGCATTAAGAGAAGTTCTTAATCCTTCTGGTATTGCCATTTTAAAATCACTCCTTTTATTTTATATTTATATATTTTATTATATGACAAACTTTCAATAAATGTCAATAAATATTTTATAAATTTTGATTATTGTTTAAAATTTCCATATTCGTCAAAAGCACTTCTAAAATCAAACGGTTTTTTAGGTTCTTCAGATTCTTTTGTTTTTCTTTGTATTTCTATATCTTCGCCCATTGCAACTTGTTGCAACAAATTTCCATTTACATTTTGAAGTGTTTCATTTGTCTTTTTTAATCTTTCAATTTCTTTATCTTTATCATCTATTGTATTATTCATTGCTTTATTGTCCGTAAGTAAAACGCCTATTTCATCTAATATTAAATTTGAAGCGTCCTCACCTATTTTTTCTTGTATTGAATTTAATTTCTCTTGAAAATCTGCTTCTTTCATTTTTTTCTCCTTTCTATATTATATGTTTTATTTTTTAATTTATGAATAAATTTTTAGAACGTAATTTTCTTGAATAAAGTACCCATTTAAATTTATTATTTTTTCTAAATGAGGGTGTAGGTGGTGTAGGTGGCATCGGTGTTCCATTATAAATAACTGTTATTCCATAAGTATTTGGAAAACCCATATATTGAGTAGGGTCTAATAACTGCGATATTGGAAGTCCAAAAGTCCATCTATCTTTGTTCGTCATATCTTGACTTGATATATGAAGATGAATTCCCGTTGAATTTCCTGTTGTTCCTTCAATTCCTACAAAAGTACCATACTGAACAGTATCACCTACATTTAATGGAGAAGCTTCTTTCATGTGACCATATAAAAACCCTTGATTTGTAGTTAAGTCTTTCATACAAATATAATTTCCCCAACCACTGGAGTCATAACCTTTATTTGTTATAATACCATTTACAATACTATATAAATTTGAATTTTTTCCTGTTGAAATATCAACGCCATTATGAACACCTCCTGAAGGGTACTGTCCAAATTCTGCGGTTACATAAAAAATTTCGTTTATAATTGGAGCAATTCTTGCCTCTGCGTCTGCCATAAATAATCACCTTTTATATTATTCTACATATATTTTTCCTTGATAAAAACCTGCAATCCAACCGAGAAGGAATTCTAATCCATATATTATTATTTTCAATTTTTGTTTCTAAACAAGTAACTTTAGTTCCTTTTTTAAGAACAGCAAAATTTTGTCTAAAACTATGAAGCTTTGCATTTATTGTTAAATCTTTAAATAATTTTTGAGAAAACCAAGTTCCCGCACCTGTTCGAACTTTTAAATTTACTTTTGTAATATATGTTCTTCCTATTTTATAACGGTTATCAACAGAGTTTTCCACAGGTTGTTGATTATTTATTTCGTCATAAGCTATATCTAAATCAACATTACCTTGAATTCCATGAACACTTCCTTTTGATGAATATTGCCAATAGTTTATTGGAAAATCTGCTGTAGGTTTATCATTCCATTGTGCAAGCCAAATTTTAAATCCTTTTTCTATTAATTTATTTACATCTATATAATTTGTAAACCAATCAAGATTTGCATATACTCCAGCTTTATAACCTGCTTTTTCTATTTCTTCACAAAAAGTAATTGCACATTTTGTAATTATATCTTTTCCAAGTGATTTTGTAATTTTATCTTCCAAATCATAAAAAATCGGTAAATCTAATTTTTTTTCATTTATAAATTTTAAACAATTCTTTGCTTCAAGAACTGCATTTTCTAAAGAACTAACATAAGAATAATGATATACTCCGAATTGGAATTCCCACATATTTTAATCCTGCATAATGTTCTTCAAACATATTATCTTTTTGACTTTCATTTTTTCCAAAACCTGAACGAATTATTGCAAATTCTACACCATCAGCTTTAAGTGACATATAATTTACATTTCTTTGGTAGGTTGATAAATCAATTCCTTTCTTTTGCATTATTCTTCCTCCTTGTCATTTATAATCTTTACAATTTTTTCTATCTTTTTGCTTTCTTCATCTTTTAATTTTCCTTTTGAAGCTTCTAAAGTTTTTCCAAAATTTCCAATATCTAAACCTGCTTTTTTCAAGTTTTCCATTATTGATATTATTTCCATTAATACTACATAAATACAAACAAAAGAAGATACATATTTTAAATCAAAAGCTAAATGAACAATAAAAGAAAGAATTATTACTAAAAATATTAAAGTTTTATGCAAAAGTCCAACACGCATTTTCTTTGACTGAACGTCATGATTAATTACAGCTTGAATATAACCTGTTACAAAATCAGCTAATGAAAAACATAAGGGTGTAAATATTTGCCATGCAACTGAAGTAAAATTTAAATCTTTAATAATTTCATATAAATTCATAATAAATTTTTTCACCTCCTTCAAATTTATTATAACTAAAAAATAATGCTATAATTCTTGTATTTTCAAGTAAATTATAGCATTACCTTTTAAATTTTTCAATGGTTGATTTTATTTTTTCTTCTTTTATAGTAAAATCAGTTTCAACCAATTTTACACCGTCCTTTTACATGTTTAAATGTTAGTTTTCCGACCACATGTAAAACCCGTTTTAAATTTTTCCCACTCGACTTGAGAATAACAACTCTTTGGCATACCTGCACACGTAATATTCATTTTGCCGTCAATTTCTTCTAAATAACATTTTTGTCTTATAAATTTTCCTTTAGTTGCAAATCCTTCATTTTTCCAATAACCGAAGTTTTACGTCGTCAATTTCACAAAATAATTTTAATTCCTCAATTGGAAGTGTTGTATGAATACTATCTGTATCAGAATAAATATACATATCTTTCCCGTATTTTGAAATAGAATAGTCTTTAATTGCTTGAGAAGTCCTAATTGTTTTTTCTCTTGCATAAGCTGTAATAAATGCTCCAATTGGCAAGTATATTCCTTCTTTTTCTTGTTTTTCTGATAATTTATAGTGAATTATTTCATCTTCTCCCATATATGGAATTTTACTTTGAACTTCCAAAGAAGTTGCAAATTTCCCGATATAAAGAATTTAACATAAGTTTTGCAAGTGTTCTTTGGCCTTTATTTCCGTTCAATTGTAGCATTATTTTTACGAGTAATCCATTTATCTATATAACTTTTAAAAATTCCTTGTAAACTTTTAAATTTCCAACCGACATTCGTAAGTTAAATCTGTCACTTCATAATGTTCAAAAAATAATTTTAAATCGATATTTGTTAAAACTAAACAAACAATTTCACCGATTTGAGCTTTCTAAATATTCATTTGACTTATAATTTAAATTATGTTTTATTTGTATTGTTGGAATTTTATTTTTCTTTATTTTAAAAGAACATGTAATCATTTGAATATATAAATTATATACTTTATCATCTTCATATTTTCCATTAAAAAATATAGGTTCTCCAAAAGGAAGTTTCTTTTCATACATAACAGAAGGGTAAAGACTATTTACATCTAAAACAGTTATATTTTCAACGTCTTTTTCTTTATAAATAGGGTTTAAATAAGTAAATCCACCTTTATAACTTTTTCTTAAATCCTTGTCTATTTCATAATCTAAAGAAGGAAATAAATGTTCAAATTTTGACTTTGAAAGTATTTTTTTAAAATCTGTTAGAGCATTTGAACCTATTGTCATCTTTTCTAGATTATCTTTAAAAAGAACTTCTAAAGCTTCAGCTACTATTAAAACATCATTTTTTATATATTCTCGTTCTTCTGTTGTTAAAACATGCCCTTTTTCACGTGGTAAATTATAGTCAATTTTAAGTTTTGAAATTGGAAGATTAAAACTTTTTGCGGTAACATCTACTGAAAAAGGAATAATTTTTAAACTATCAATAAAGGTAACTTTTTTATAGCTTTTATTTTTCTTTTCAAAATAAAGTGTAATTTGATAAAATTGACCCATATCTGAAATTAATGTTGTAAAAGTATTATTTTCTATTTCTTCTTTTTTCTCGACATGTTTAAACCCGTTTTGAATAGCCCACCAAATTATGAATTCTCCATCAAATTTTAAATTATGAAAATAAAAAATAGGATTTTTTTCTTTTTTACAAAACTCAATAAATGTTTCAATGTTGTTTCCTATTTCAATGTTTTCATTATTTCCTATTTCGCAGGTAGCCCACGCCCACACATAAGTTTCATTTTCAAGCCAAGTAGCGGTTTCAAAATCAGCTGTAAATTTTTTCACTTGACTTTTAATTCCTTTCTAAAATTTTAAAGTAGTTCTAATTCTTCAAGACCAAAATTAAAACGTTCTTCAGGGCCGATAAAATCGCCATAAATTATGCCGTCACCGAGGTTTATAATAGTCAAATATGTCCATAAAAACATTTGAATTTTTTATAAATTCATAAAAATTTATAGGATTTTTTATTCTGTTCATTTTCTTTTCTAAAACTGAAAAATTATCAAAATTTTCAGCACCACTTTGTTTTAAAGCTTCCATAAAATTTTCACGAAAAATTGTAGCTTTTACCATTTTATAATCTAAATTTCCATATTTTGCAATTCTTTCTTTCATTCTGGTAAAGTCTCCACCTTTTTTTAATTCCAAATTTTTAAGTGAACGTAAATTTGCAAGAATTTCTCTATATTCTTGAGAACCCATTTGCGCTTTTGAATAACCACTTTTCATTGGAATTTCTAAAGCTTTTGCACTTTCTTTAAGTCCACGTTCTGCAATTTTTATTTGTTTTCCGCAGTTCTTTACGCTCCCATTTTGTTATTTGTTCACCTGCTTTTGTTACGTATAAATCTTCTGCACCTTCTTTTGAAAAACGTTTTAAAGAATTTATTACTCTATTTAATTCTTGTCTTGTTTGTATGTTTTCTTTTATATCTTTATAATTTTTTAGTTCAGGAAGGTAAAGCTTTTTTTCTTCACTTTGTAATTTATTTATTTTTTTATTAAAATTTGCTACAGCCCTTCCTAAACTTAAATAATCTTTTTGTTGCCATCTAATTTTACTTTGTGTAGAAGTTGCCATAATTTATTCACCTACTTTTATATTAAATCTGCTTCAAATTTTGGAATTTCTAATTCTTCATTTCCATATTTTATATAAAATCCTCTTTTTTCTATTTTTTGATAAAAACTTATAGCTAAATATAGATTTAGATTAATCTTTACTTTATATTTATTTATTATCTTTGTAGTTTCCATAAATATATAATAGCTTAAATTTTCTCTAAATTTTTCTAAGTAAAATTTACTTGAAAAATAAAATTTTAAATTATTGTAATCGTAAATATAAGAACTATTTTTTAAATCAAGTTCAATTCCATTTTTTGTTTTCAATTACGTCAACTCCTTTTCTATTTAGTAATTTGAACTTGTGATTTTACACAAGTTCAAATCCTAATGCTTTGTTTCCTTTTTCTGTTTTATTTTTTACTATTTTAATTTCAAATCCTTCATTGTTTAATCCAAACATGTCCAAATATCTCATCATTTGAATTGTGAAAACTTTACTTCCTGTTGCGTATGATTTTTCGTTATCGTCTATTAAAATACAAGCCATTGAAATTTCTTTATCTTTTAAAATTTCTCCTGTTTCGTCATCAATTACAGGTTCTTTCATAGGTTTTTCGTATCTTTTAATTAAAACTTCTTTTACACGTATTAGTTCTCCTTCGCAGTCATTAAGTAAATTATCAACTTTACTATCTAAATTAAATATTTTCTTTTGGTCTGTAATGTTTGTATAAATATTACATTTTGTTTCAGTCCTTTTTCCTAAAGCTCCAAATCCTTGAATTGTAGAAAGCCCTGTTTCTTCTACTTCTACATTTTCATTTTCCTCTACTTCTTTTGTTAATTTTTCTTTGTTATCTTTCATAAATAACCCTTCTTTCTCCTACTTTTAGCAATAGGTGCTGTTAAATTTTATTTTTAGCTTTTTGGTTTAGCTATAACCTATATAAATTTAATTATATACAATTTTTATGAACTGCTATAAATGTATTTCTTTTTGTTTCAGTGACTTCATATTCTTGTTTGTTTTTCTGTTAATTCTTCCATTTATATATTTTCCTTTATCAATTCTTCTTTTATTTCTTCAAAATTATTTTGATTTTTACATCTGTTTACTACCATTAGATTATTGTCAAATCCCATTTGTTTTTTGTATAACTTTAAGGCCTCATATTCACCTTTAGTTGCTCTTTTTCCTTTTTCTTTTATTGATATATTTAAGGCAGTCGCAATTACTTTTTCAAAATCTTGAATACTATCTTCTTTTATTTTTATTTCTAGTTTAATCATTTGATTTGCTCCTTCTTTTTAATTTATTTATTGTTTCTAATAAATTTTTATTTAAATTTATTAATCGTTCATTTTCTGAAAGTAAAAATTTAAAATCTTTTATAAGTTCAGGTATATTAATATTATTTTTGACATATATTACATTTTTGTTATATGCTTCTTCTAATTCTTCGACTTTTTGTTTTATTTCATTCATTTTTTAAACCTCCTAATCTATTCGTGGAATGTGATTTCCTGTGTTTTTATTAAAATAATCTAAATCAACATATATTTTGCAATTATCTTTTATGTTTACATTACTTGCAAATAATTTTGCATGTTCTAATGAATTAAAATGTCTATACATTGTTCTAAATCCCTTTGGTGTAAATAAAGTAAACCCTACTATAAAATCATTTTCCATCTCTATTCCTCCACTATACCCAGTCAACAATAAAATTATAATTTTCATATTTTCCTATATTTAATATTATATCTTTTATTTCAGGTAAATTTATAAACGAATCTTTTTCTTGTTCTTTACTATATGGAAATTTATTATAATCAATATTATATAATTTAAGAAATAAGCATAATTCTTCATAATTTAATATTATTTCATTATCAAATCCATAATCAAAATATTCCTCTCCATTAAATTTATGAATTGTTTTTAAAAATTCATAAGATAAACTTTCACTTAAATCTAATTGATAACCGTAAAGTTTTGTTCCATAATATAATTTTTTATATTCTTGATTTTCGATTATTCCTATATCTAATCTATAACCCATTATTTTATACCTCCTAATCTATTCGTGGAATATGATTTTCATTTTCTTCTAAAAGTTCTTGTAAAGATTCTATTTTAGCTTTTAAGTCACTCCACTCTTTACCTAAAGTAAATCCCACTCCAATATCATCTTTTTCCATTTTTATTCTTTGTTTGTCATATTCTTCTATCTTGTCTTTTACTTTTGATTTTGGAATACTGTCAAATTGTTTATAATGTTTATATTCACAATAACAATCATCATAAGCTTTTTGTTTACTCTTATTCTCTTCTTCTAGTTGTTTATATCTTGTTAATAGGTTTCTTAATAAATTAAAATCAAAACAATTTTTTCCACAATCATTAAGTCCACATTCTTTAATATCTGTTATAAATTTCTCTATTCTCTTTATATCTTCTTCCATAATCTTATTTCCTCCTTAATCTTCTAAAATAGTTATTGAATTATTTTAATATCACAATTTTTACATTCGCACCATAAATGCCCATTATAACCACTTTTTATTGCTGTTGCTTTTTCTTTACAGAAAGGACATTCAAATTCATAGATTTTACCTCTTTCTTTACAAATATCATAAGCATAATTGAAAAATTCTATACTTTGTTTTATATTTATATCTTCTTCCAAGTCTATTCCTCCTTCCATTCTGGTTCTTCAATATAAAATTGTGCAATATCTCTAATTCTTGTAGCAGTATTTTTAATTCCTGTTTCATTTAAGTAAAATCTGTTTCTTATCATATAATCACACTCTTCAATTATTTTAATAATCATTTCATTATGTTTTAGAATAAATTCTTCACTATTCATATATTCCTCCTTTACTTTTTTCTACTAGACCTGCTTGGATTAGGTCATATAATACAACATTTGCGTTTTTATCTCCTAAACATCTTATTTGTCTTGTTTCTAAATCTATTTCTATACAATCTACATAATATCTGTTTTGCCATACATACTTTATTATTTCTGACTTTGTTTTTAAGAAAAATCCAAACTTCTCTAACTCTATTAAATCAATTCCGTTCTTTTATCTTTAACATATTTCCTCCTTCATTTTCTTCATTATACACTTTTATTTTTTCTTTGTCAACATATTTTTTAAAATTTTTTAAAAAATAATTTTAAAAAATATTTTCAAATTTATTTTAACCAAAAATTGTTGCATTATTCATTTATTTTGTGTTATAATAAAAATAGACGAATATTAAAGTTTAATTTATTGTAATCTGTTCAAAAATTAAACCACGGTGAAGAGCCGTTTTTGAAAGTTTTGGCGTGGTAGCCTGCAATATAACTTTAATTTATTTGTCATTATTTTGTTGGAGGTGTTATTTTAGATATGTATTATGATTATCATAAAATCTTATCTTATAACGCCTTCATTAATATTTTAATTCGGTGAAAGACGGTGTTCGGTAAAACTTATGGAGCATCTAAAATGGTTGTTAATCGTTTTTTAAAACATGGTGAACAGTTCGCTTATATTAGAAGATATAAGCCTGAACTTAAAAAAGCTGTGCCTACATTTTTTGACGCGTTAAAAGCAAATAATGAATTTGAACGGTCATATTTTATCGTCAAAAGGTAATACTTTTTATTGCGATGGTGAAATTTGCGGTCACGCAATGACTTTATCTACTGCACAAGACCTAAAACGGAACATCTTTTTCTAAAGTTAAATATATTATTTTTGACGAGTTTATCATTGAAGAAGGTCAAAAGAAATTTTATCTCGCAAACGAAGTTATGATTTTTCTTAATTTAATTGAAACAATTGCAAGAATGAGAGATATAAAAGTTTTTATGCTTGCTAACCCTGCAAACATTTATACTAACCCTTATTTTTTATATTTTGGACTTTCACTTCCTTTTAATAATGATATAAAATTATTTAAAGATAATTTGATTTTACTTCAATATATGAAAAATGAAGAATATCGAGAAGAAAAACGAAAAACTAAATTTCGGCCGTTTAGTTGCTCGGAACGTCTTTTGAAGATTACGCAATTAATAATAAGGCCTTAAATGATAATAAAAATTTTATTGCTAAAAAACAAGGTTCTTCTAAATTTTCATTTGCATTTATTTATAATAATGAAACGTTTGGCGTTTGGTTTGATTATTCTTTAGGTTTAGTCTTTGTGTCAAATGATTATGATAAAAATACACCTTTTATGTTCGCTTGCACTTTGGCAGACCATTCACCAAATACCTTGCTACTTTCTTCAGTTAAAAAGTATAATTGCTGGAAATCTTTTATTGACGCTTATCGTTATCGGTAATTTAAGATTCGAGAATATGAAAATTAAAAACGTTGTTCAAGAATTAATTCGACTTATTATTACTAAATAATACAAAATGTTTCACGTAGAACGATTTTCTTCATTCCTTTTACAATATGACAAAACACAACATTTACTAAAATTTTTTCAAAAAAGTATTGACATCTATGTTTGTTTGTTGTATAATATATGTATAAGATAAATAGATTCGGTTAGTTCTTCATGTCATGTTCCTTTAGTGCATGACATGGGGAATTTTTTATTGGATGAATTTTCCGCAAGT